TGATGGAGCTCGTCCAAATCTACCAAAATACACCGGAACCAATATTACAGCTGGTAACACTTTTGGATTTGATTGCAGCACATCTACAGCAACAGGTACTAAAGCATACAACAAAGCATTCACATTGTTATCAAACACAGATTACTATGATTTCAATATGCTTGTTACACCTGGTATCTTGCAAAGCAAACATAGCTCTGTAACTACATTAGCAAGAAATCTTGTTACTAATCGTCAGGATGCATTCTATGTGATGGATTCAAATGCATTAACAGATTCAATTTCAACCGTAGTAAGTGATATAACATCGATTGATAACAATTACACTGCAACATATTGGCCATGGGTGCGAATTGTGAATCCTTCAAACAATGTTCCATTGTGGGTTCCACCTAGTGTTGTTGTTCCAGGAGCATTGTCATTCAATGATTCAGTTGCAGCTCCATGGTATGCACCAGCTGGTTTGAATCGTGGTGGTTTGACAACAGTTACTGACACATATCAAAATTTATCACAAGCAGATCGAAACACGTTGTATGAAGCTCGTATTAATCCTATTGCAAACTTCCCTAACGACGGAGTAGTTATTTGGGGGCAAAAGACATTGCAGGCTCGTCCAAGTGCATTAGACCGAGTAAATGTGCGCCGTTTGCTTATCACAGTTAAGAAGTTTATTGCATCATCTACTCGTTATTTGGTATTTGATCAAAACACAACTGCGACTCGAGATAAATTTACTCAAATTGTGAATCCATATTTAGAATCGGTTCGTGCACAGCAAGGTTTATATGCTTTCCGTGTAGTAATGGATGCAACAAATAATACACCAGATATTATTGATCAAAACATTCTTTACGGACAAATATTCCTTCAGCCAACACGTACGGCAGAATTTATTATTCTAGATTTCAATATTCAACCAACGGGAGCAGCATTCCCTGAATAGAAATCAAATTAATTTAGTAAAAGGCAGGGCTTCGGTTCTGCCTTTTTTACTTTGTTGATATTTATAAGAAAATAACAAGGATAAAAAAATGGCATTAGAAGATCAATTGAATCCGGCATTAGCTGACTTTGGTGCAGAAGCTGATTTCTTTCAAAGAGCATATACATGGGAACCTAAAAAGAAACATCAATTTGTTATGGTGTTAGAAGGCGTTCCTGCTTATTTAATTAAGTCATCAGGCAAACCTGAAATTGACAATGGTGAAGTAACATTGGAGCATATCAATGTGCAACGTTATGTTAAAGGAAAATCTAAATGGAGTGCGTTAGATATTACATTGTATGACCCAATTGTTCCGTCTGCAGCACAAGCCGTAATGGAATGGGTTCGTTTGCATCATGAATCTGTAACTGGCCGAGATGGATATTCTTCTTTTTACAAAAAACAAGTTAAACTTCGTCAACTTTCTCCATTAGGTGAAATTGTTGAAGAATGGACTTTGAATGGTACATATATTCAATCGGCTAAATTTGGAGATTTAGATTGGGCTACTGAAGATGCACAAGAAATTTCTGTAACACTACGTTACGATTGGGCATTCTTGAATTTCTAATCAAAATACTAGTATCTAGAATGGGAGTTTAGGCTCCCATTTTTTGTGTTCTGTATATTTATAATAAAGGTTATATAAAGGATTCAAATGAGTAAACTAACAGATCGAATTGACAATCAAAACATCATTAATTTAGCACGAGAACAATATGAAACACAACAACGAGGTAAATTACCTTCGGTTATTGTTCCATTAACTAGTGCTGGTAAAATTTATCCAAAAACATCATTGCTAAGCAAAGGCACTGTAGAAATGCGTTATATGACTGCATATGATGAAGATATTTTAACTAATGCATCGTACATTCAAAATGCTGTAGTTTTTGAGAAATTGTTAGAATCTATTATTTTAACTCCAATTTCCGTTGATGAAATTTCTGTTGTGGATAAATTAGGTTTAATTATTAATGCAAGAATTTTAGCATATGGATCTGAATATGAAGTAGAAGTAACAGATCCTAAAACACAGAAAAGAATTAATCGTTCTATCGATTTGAGAAAATTAAAAGTAAAACCATTCAAACTACAACCAAATGATAATGGTGAATTTTCATATCAAGTTAATTCCGAATGCACTATATGGTTTCGATATCCAACGCGTGATTCTGAAGATGATACAGTTTCTGCTTATTTAAAAAACATAATAACACAAGTTAATGAATCACGTGATGCAAATTCAATTGAAAATTTTATTCGTTATGAATTTTTAGCTGCAGATTCTAAACGTTTTCGTAAATATGTGTCAGAAAATGCACCTACATTGGATTTAAACGTTGAACTTGAAGGTGAAGATGGGAGCACCTTCACAACCGGGTTTCCAATCGGACCACAACTTTTTTGGTTTTAAACCTCAAGATCGTGTAGCAATGCACGACAATCTTTTTAATTTAATATGGCATGGTGAAGGTCGTTGGAACTGGAATGATATATACCATATGCCGATACATATTCGTATGTTGTGGACACGTAGAATAAACAAAATACTTAAAGATCGAGAAGAATATGCAGAAAGCCTGATAGCTGCGCGCAACACCAATAAAAAGAAGCCTCGTTAATATTTATATTAAATGAAACATCATACTACATACATAGATATTCAACGTTTAAAACAGCAACCACGACATGGTCGTCAGGCAAATAATGATGACTTGCAAAAAAAGCTAGAAAATCCTATTAGTATTGATATTATAAAATCTGCAGCAGATTTAACTACGGCATTAGCTGGAATTCCAACTGTAGTAGGTGATGTTATAACTAGTTTTAGTAAGTTAAATAAAGGTTTAGCACAAAGCGCTGGACTTTCACAATTAACTACAATAGTTAAGAATTTAGGAACTGAGTATAAAAATGTAATTGCGCCGGCATTAGATTTAGAAAATCGGAATAAACAATTAAATACTGGATTTGGTATTACTAGTAAAAATGCTGCTAAATTATCAGCAAAATTATTAGAAATTAGTAAAAATTATGGTTTTACTAGTACACAGGCAGGAAAATATGCAGTAAATATAAAAAACATGTTGCCACTATTAGATCAAAATGCAACTCTTTTGGGTCAGGATTTATACAAAGGCATGCAAAAAACTCAATATATACTAATGGAAAATTTGGGTTTAACCGCAGATCAAGCAAATATATACACACAATATGCAGCTGCACAAGGTGGTATGAATCAAACTGCCGATTCGACGATGGCAGCTGCTAAAGCAGTTGCAGAAGCAATGGGTGATACAAATGGTGATTTAGGTTATTTTAAAATGATAACATCTGAAATTGCTGGTACATCTGAAGATATACAATTACAATATGGAAAAATTCCAGGTAATTTAGAAACTGCGGTAATAAAATCAAAAAAATTCGGATTATCATTAGATCATTTGAACGCAGCTTCTAAAAATATGTTGAATATTGAATCTAGTATTGGCGAAGAATTAGAATATCAGTTATTAACCGGTCGCAGATTAGTAGATGATGTAAGTGGTAAAAGTTTAACTAATACATTCCGAGAAGCTGCATTGCGGGGGGACATGACTGCTCAGGCTGATGCAATGAACAAAATAATTGAGCAGGAAGGTGAAACTTTAGAAAATAACTTGTTTGCTCGAGAACAAATGTCAAAGCTTCTAGGAATGGATGAAAAACAATTAGCATCCGCAATCCAAAAGAAAAAAATATTAGATAAAGCAGCTGCAAAAGGAATTACTATTGATCTAGATGGATCTGATGCATTAGAACAAGCTGCAAAAGCAGTAGAAGCTGGCGCACTTAGTCCTGAAGATTTTGAAAAATTGAAAGATGCGTCTGATACTAGAACAACAGAAGATTATTTAGACCAAATACTACAAGTTAACGAAGAACAATTATTTTATAATAAATTACTTAATCAAGAAGCAATAATTGCTGCTACACGTAAAGGAGCCGTTGGTGCCGCTCCTAAATTTAGTGCAGACACGATGCAAAAGTATTTAACTGATTCCATGTTAGAAACAATTGGAACCGGTGTTATAGGTACAAACATATTTAACTTAGCAAAAAACGTAGCTGATACAAAAGGAAAAAATCTTACAACTCGTGTTGAATCAAAACAAGATGTGGTTATTCCACCAGGAAACGGACGTATAATATCAGGCCCATTTGGTGCATTTGATATTGATGACCGAGACATGATCATGGCTGGAGATCCTAATAAAATAGGAGGAGATAGCAGAACTAATAATACATCAACAAACATGCAACAATTTGCTGCAGCAATTGTAGCCGCAATTAACAATCAGACCGCACAATTAAAACAAGATAATTTATTTGCTGGTGGTATAAATGCACCGTATTACGGATAATGGAGTAAACTATGAGTAATCCAACTATAGGAAATGAATCACAATTTGCATCTCCATATAACATATTACCAGATGTATTATATACAAATCCAACTACTGCAAATAACGGACAATTTACTAATCCATTTACAGATCAAAAAGGTGTACCTGGAGTTGTTTCCGTAATAAACACAAACCCAACATTAAATCGAACACTGCAATTTAGTAATCCATATGTAAGTAGAAACAATTTAACTTCAATTGATAACTTAGTTAATCCAACTGAAGGAAGCAATAAATTTATTAAAGTTCCAATAACAGACTCCGATTCTGGATTTTATAAAAATCAATTTGAAAAAAATCAAAGATTAGCAAGTCTATGGACACCACTTCCAACCGAAGCATCCAACATTTCATTGGCAAGTATTGGAAGAAAAGCTGCTGGTATTGCAGCAAGTTCGGTATCTAGTTTAGTAGGAATTCCACAAGTATCACAAGTTGCAAATTCATTGTTAGGTGGTACATCACTAACATCTACATATGCAACACTGACTCCTGATCAGACAAAACCAATACCTGGTGTGTTGTATGCAGATTTTCGAAATCGCAGAGTACTTGATAATCCAAATGCATTATCGCTATTACGATTAGATGGTGCCGCTGCTGCAATTCGTACTCCTATTAGTGCCAAATCAATATTATATGCAGCATCTAGTGCAAATCCGTTGGGAGGAGCATATGCAGTTTTCAATTTAAATGGTGCTGGTATAACTGGATATGGTTGGGGAGACCATGACAATCCAAATGCAATACGCAATGATTTTACACTGCGAAGTCATGTAGCAAAGCGTTGGAAAGATGGAGAATGGAAACCTAGTATAGTACCGGAAGTTGCAATACCATTTCGTGGCGATCGTGTTAATATTATAGATTTTAGTACACGCAGTGAAAAAGATGCATATCGTTGGCATCCTATAGAGAAACTTGGACCATTAGGTTTAACACAAGATTTTATAAAATTTTATTTTACCGGTCCAAAATTACGACCTGGCGCGCCTGAGTCAACAGTTGATGATATCATTGTGTTTCGAGCATCTATAACATCATTAAACGATTCATTTAATGCAAATTGGGCAGAACAGAACATGATAGGTCGTGCAGATCCAAACTACTATTATACTTCATTTACTCGTGATATGAGTTTAGATTTTACGGTATATGCAACAGACCGAGATGAATTACAACCAATTTGGAGAAAATTGAACGCATTAGCAAGTTACACTGCTCCAATATACAACAACGATATAACCATGGCTGGTCCTTGGATGCGATTAACTATTGGAGATTTATTTAGACAAACACCTGTCATATTAACAAGCGTATCATACACGCTACATGATTCAGATAGCACATGGGAAATTAATGTTGAAGGTGATTCTACCATGATGCAGGTACCACATAAAGTAGACGTACAATGTCAATTCAATGTAATTGGAAATGAATTACCACAAAACCGTGGAAGATTCTATTCATTGGCAAAACGTTTCGATGCAGATACAGGAGAACCAGTTGCTGGGAATGATAATTGGTTAAGTGATATGATTGGTAATAATGGTGTAGCACCAACCAAATTTGAAAAGAAAAACAAAGATGGGCAAACAGCTGGTGGTACACAACCGTAACCTATATATAAAAAGAAAATATATTATGAATCGATACTTAACTACTCAACTTACAACGACTAGCAACGAAAAACGTCGTTTACAGACAACAATATTTCCAACAAT